TGGCCACACTCACTGCAGGTGGTCAAATCACCAGTGTGTCCGTTGCAGGCACAGTGGTAACTGCTCCAACTAAAAATTTCATCAGTGCTATCACTATCAACACACCCACCAGTGCTCAAATTGCCAACGCCAGTAGCTTGTCTTACTCGGCTATTGCTACCATTGAAGCAACTTTTGCTTCCAATCATGGATTTGTTCCGGGAGACAGCATCACAGTGTCTATCACCAGTTCAGGAACCAATGCTCAATTGGCAGCTGGAGCGTATTATGTGGAACAAACTCCAACTCCGACCACGATTAGATACACAGCCAGAGCAGCGGGATCCATAGCAAACACATTGACCGGAGTGGTTTATGCCAGACCAGACAGCTACTTTGTTCACAGACCATTTGATGGTGGAGTACAATTGGGAACTGGTGGACCAGCTCATGGTTCCACGGCAATACGTATGAGTAAAAAATACATACGTTACCAATCAGGAAAAGGTGTGATGTACAACACAGGAGCTCTATTTGCTCCCAGTTATGATTTACGCAGTTTAACTGCTGCAGGAACTGCAGTGGGTTCAGTGGTCACTGTGGTCACAGATGACACGGATCACGGATGTCAAGTGGGTGCTCAGGTTGCAATATCAGGGGTTGCTACTTCAGGATACAATGGAGTTTACACAGTGTCAGACATTGTGGATGAAAGAACATTTAGATTTTTATCTGATAAAGTTTTGGGAGCAACATCAGCAGTTTTAGGCAGTCCTTGTCAGATGGCTGTGAAAAACTGGCACGGATCCACTGTGAGAGCTGGTATATTTGATGATCAGAATGGTATGTTCTGGCAGTATGATGGAATTAAAATGGCCGTGGGTAGAAGATCCAGCACTTTTCAAATTGCTGGAACAATCAGCATTGCGGCCAACAGTAATTTAGTAACCGGATCCAACACAAGATTCACTCAACAATTAGCAGCAGGTGATAGAATTGTGATCAGGGGAATGAGTCATGTGGTCACTGTGATCAGCAGCGATACTGTTTTGACTGTGGCTCCAGATTTTAGAGGAGTAACAGATGTTGCCAATGTTAAAGTTTGTAAAACTGTTGATATTTTGATACCTCAAGAAGCATGGAATCAAGATCAATTGAATGGATCTGGACCATCAGGATACAACATCGATGTGACCAAGATGCAGATGATCGGTATTCAACACACATGGTATGGTGCAGGCTTTATTGATTTCATGTTGAGGGGATCCGAAGGTAATTACACATTTGCTCATAGATTTCGTAACTCCAACGTGAATTCTGAAGCATACATGCGTACTGGTAACCAACCAGTGCGTTACGAAGTTATCAATGAAGGTGCAGAAAGTCGATTGTCTGCTGCTATTGATTCTTCAGTTACCACAATACCTTTAGAATCCACTTATTGGTTTCCTAATTCAGGCACAGTAATTATTGATAATGAACTGGTTAGATTTACTGGAAGAACTGACACTGCATTGACCGGATGTGTGAGAGCAGCCACATTGACTCAGTTTGTGGCAGGGTCTCAGAGAACATTCACAGGTGGATCAGCCACTTCACATTTGATTAGAGCTGGAGTAATATTGATCAGTAACACTGTGACTCCGATCATTAGCCATTGGGGATCAGCATTCATGATAGATGGTCAATTCGACAGTGATCGTGGTTACATCTTTAACTATGCTGCCACAGCATTAGCAGTAACATTGGAGAAAAAAACAGCATTTTTAATACGTCTAGCTCCTTCTGTTTCCAATGCCACAGTGGGAGATTTGGGAGAAAGAGAATTATTAAACAGAGCTCAATTATTATTGGGATCAATGTCTGTGACATCAGACGCTCCAGGAGTAGATCCGTTCCAAGGTAATTCATGGACTTCAGGTGGATCAGCCACTTCAGGATTGTATTACTCTTACGTTTTTCAAAATGTTAAAAACTGGTATTTGGCAGGTGGATCCGGCACATTCAGTTCGACTGCACCCACATTTACCTCAGGCACAGGATCGTCTGGAACATATGGCGTGGCTTTAACCTATGCTGGATCAACACCATCAGCAGGCGCTATCGTTATAGAAGGTGTATTGAATCCATCCAATTATCCCACAGATCCTACATTGATTACTTGGAACGGATTGAGTTCACAAGCATCAGGAGGACAACCAAGTTTTGCTCAGATTGCTTCTGGAGGATCAGTCACTTGGGGAGGCAATAATTTTACCACTACTGCCACAGTGCAAGGACAATTTACCAACACATTAACAGCAAAATCATTTGCTGCTAGCACAACCAGTTTAACTGCAACGTCATTCAGTGCTGTGAATCAAACAGCTTCAGCAGCTTCTTTTGCTGCAGCCACATCTACCACATATAATTCAGCATTGTCCACTACCAGAACAGACTTTTTGATTACCACTGCTGCTTATGATGCATTCACAACTCCTTTGGCTGTGGGAGATATCATATCAACTGCCACATACATCACTGGTGGACAAACCATTTCAAGCATAACTAGAAACTTTATCACATTGGCTGGTGTGCCTCACACAAGAATTGTAATGACTGCTGTTGCAAACAGTACTTCTCCAGCAGCGGCCACCAATGGTGGAGCCAATATTACTGTGACTTTTACCAGTTCAATGGCAGCAAGATACAACACTGCTATCAGTGCTGCTAGATCAGATTTCTTATTCCCTCAAAGTCAATATTCCACCGCAATATTGAGCAATGATTTATTATCAGCCACAACTTTTATTACTGGTGGTCAAACTATTTCCAGTGTAAATCCTAGTTACACTACCATTGCTGGAACAGTGTATGCTAGAATAGTGATGAGTGCCAATGGTAACTCTACCAGTGTAGCAGGATCAGGAAATAATGTCACAGTGACCAGAACCAGTGCTGCCACAGCCACTTATGGATCTGCACTATCGACCTCAAGATCAGATTTTTTAATCACAGATTCTTCTTACACAGGCACAGGAATAGCAGTGGGAGATATATTAAGTATAGGTACTTCGACCACATTAAGCAATGTGACCATTACAGGTATTGGTGGTCAATTTTCATGTGATGCAGCAGCATTGTATGTGAATATGACTGTGAGAATCACTGGTTCATTTGGAGGCTCTGGCAGTATATCAGGATACTCCACTGGCAACTTGTATTATATTGTGACTACTAATGGCAGCACAAGTTTCACTTTATCATCAACTCCAGGTGGTGGAGGTATCACAACCACTGCAGGAACTCCAACAGGATTAACTTACACATTGGGATCATTTATCAATGCATCTCAAACCATAACAGCTATAACCACAGGTTATATAACCATCAACTCAGTGTCACACACACGTATTGTAATGAGTGCACCAGCCAATATAACATCGGTGAGTGGAGCCAGCCAAGATATTTCAGTAACTGTCACAGCCACAGGTTCTGCTGCCACGTATACCAATACCAGCTATCTATTCTTCACATCCGCTAGCTGGTTGGCTTCGGGAGCCACAGTAGGAACCAGAGTGGCCAGTTCTTACACAGCATTTCCAGCAGGTACATCAGTGAACGCTGTGACCACGAGAACATTTGGTGCTACCACAGTCTATAGAGTTTCATTCACTCAATCAAGCACTACCACAATTGCAGCAAGTGCAACTCCTATATTCCAATTTGGAGCTCTTTATGCGTTGCCAGGAGAAACAGTATTTTCATTTGTGTCAAATCCAGGCAGCACGGACACTTTATCATTGGTTGAATTGAAAGAATTAACTGCTACCACAATAGGTGGTAGAGGTGCATTTCCAAATGGACCAGACGTATTAGCCATTAACGTTTACAAAGTATCAGGTACAAACGCCACTGCCAACATTATTTTGCGTTGGGGTGAAGCTCAAGCGTAATTATTTTTTAATATTATTGGTGGGAGCAATATCTTTGGATTGACTGTCGCCTCTGATAATTCTATAGTTGTCGTTGGGATCATCAGCAGTGCTCACTTCTGTCACGCTGCCAAAATCACTCAAACATTCCAATTGATGAGGCATTAATGGAGCATTTCTCCAAGTGTCACCAGGTTTTAAATCTTTTTCTAAAAGAGTGGCTGTTTGTGTGTCTATCCAACGCAATTTAAATGTGCCTTCATTTACAAACCAACTTTCATCTTTGTTTTTATGAAAGTGCATACTGAACTTAGCACCTTTTCGTGTGAAACACATTATTTTACCACAATATTGTTCATTGCTGGCCCAAATAATTTCATATCCCCAGCCTTTGTCTACTTTACCTTCTTTGTTGATTATCATCGTATCTCCAATTGTACAACATTATCATAACCATATACTCCATAAGCAAAAAAATTAAATGCCACAGAATATCTCACTTGATCACTGTTGTTGACTTCCACTGAATGTTCCAAATTAGAAGGAAACATCACCATGCTATGCTGAGTAGGTTCCACCGGCCAACCATTACCAGTGATAGGATTAGCTACTTCTATGGGTATATCTAATGTTTCAGAAAACACATTGTCAAAATGTTTTCTTTTATGGAAAATTATTCTGCCAGAATTTACTGTGGATTGCAGATATAATACTCCGCTTAATAAACTGTTACTGTGTGAATGCATCCAACATTCTGTGCCTGGATCTTGTCTTGAAACCCAGCTGTTGGTCATTCTAAAATCTAATTTTTTTGACACTCCCAAACAATTGTGTAAAAATGCATGCACCTGTTCCACAATTTCTTTTTTTAATGGGGCACAAATAGGATTATCTAAAATATTCAAATTGCGATTGGTAGATGTGCTCATGGGTCTCACAATCACGTCTTCATGATCAATTAAAAAATTTTTTATTTCCGGAGTGACTTGTTTCATGGCTATTTTGCCCACAGGCACAGCAAACAAAGGCAGCAATTCTAATTCACCCAATTTAAACATGATATTTTATTTAAGTTATTCAATTTTAACAATGGGCAACATTGATTATAAACCATCACCGTTGTGCCGATCTTCCAACCAATTTAAATGTTCAAATCGATTCACGTTGGTCAAATCCAATGATTTGATCTGTTCTGATCTGATGGTGTTTACAAATTGGTTATCTAATGTGGCATTTAATTTTGGTAGCATGTGTTTTTCCAACCATCTTAGATATATTTGAGAAGTGGGATGAAGATCTCTCACTTGTTCTTTTACAGAATTTTTAAATGTTTCATTGTAAGTAAAAAATATAGTGTCTATTCCTGTGTATCCTAATGTGTCAGCAAAAGATTGAATTGGTTCAATCCAAACGTTTTCATCAAACAATTTTTTATAAAAATTTAATTCTGGATACTGTTTAATGTCTTGTGAAAGATCAACAGAACTGGTCATAAGCCAAACACACGATTGATTTTTTAATAAATTAATACCTAAATTTATAAAATTCATTGTGTGCATGATGTAACTAAACTCATTCCAATATTTTAATATGAAACTGTCGGGCACATTTTTTTCGTGAATTAAAATATTACCTCCAGCACGCCAACCTTGAAATTCTTTTTTGTTATGAATATCATGTCTATGAAAATCTGTCCACTGTACAACTACTGTGTCATCTTTGGTTAATTTATTTTTTAACAAACATTCAGACAATCTTTCCACTATGCCTCTATTGCCTATACCACGCACTGCCCAGTTTTCATAATGATCATAAGTGCTACCCAATATGTCAGCCCAGGTAGGCCAGTAATAATTGGTATAACTGCAACCAAATGTAAACAATCTTTTAGTCATGCAAATCTAGATATTCTTTAATAGTTTTAAATTTTATGTTCACGTGAGAATCTAACAAATCTGTGTCAGCACAGGTATAACTTTGATACTGTGATTTTAGTTGTGCTGGCATGGATATTAGTTCTATGCGAGCATTGTATTTTTTAGCAATCATTTCTGCCACATCAGCAAAGCTCACAGGTATTCCTGTGCCCACATTAAAAATACCACTCACATCTTTGGTTAACATCTTTTCATGTATGTCACAAACATCATCCACGCATACAAAATCTCTTAGATAATTTTCACTGTTTTCAAAAAGTTTAATTACTCCGGTTTGTTTGGCTTGTTGTATAAATTTTGAAACTGGAGATGCTTGATTGCCTTTGTGATCTTCATGAGCTCCATACACATTAAAATATCTAAATCCTTGTATTAATATATTATAATCACTGTAAGGAACAGATTTAATCATTCTATCAAATAAGAATTTGCTCCAAGCATAAGCACTTTGTGGAGACATGGCAGCATCTTCTTTAAAATTTTGAGTTTGACCATACACGCTGGCTGAGCTGGCATATTGAAAATTGACTCCGGTCATATCACACAATTGAAATAATCTATAACTGAATTCAAAATTTTGAACCATTATTTTTTCCACATCCGTTTCAGTAGTGCTGCTGATAGCACCCAAATGTATCACTTGATCATATTTGGCTGGATCTGGAAACACATTAGGAATATAATCATATCCTTCCACTGTGTGTCCTTTGTTCACAAGATGTTTGAACAGATTTTGACCTATAAACCCTTTGTGTCCCGTGATTAATATTCTCATGATTGTAATCTATCTATAATTTTTGTGGTGGAAAATCCTTCCACAGTGGGAAATATGATTACTTGTGCCAATTCATTACCCACAGTAGTAGCCACTGTGTAATCTCCACCTTTAACAATGATGTCTGGTTTGATTTCTTCTATGATTCTTTGTGGAGTATCTTCTGTAAAAACTACCACTTCATCCACCCAAGGCAACATTTCTAATTGGCGTTTTCTTGTGGCATAATCATTCACTGGTCTACCTTCACCTTTTAATCTACGCACACTGGCATCATCATTGATGCCCACTATTAATTTTTTACCTTGATTTCTAGCAAACTTTAATAGTTCTAAATGTCCTGTGTGTAATATATCAAATACTCCATTGGTCCAGACTATGCCTTTGTTTAAATCTTCTTTGGAAACAGGCACAACTCCAAATTTTTCCACATTTCTTGCTGCAGCATAACATGCTAATTCGCAAGCACGTGGCACAGTCATACCTCGTTTGATACCATATGCAATCACGGCCAACACAGTGTCGCCTGCTCCTGTAACATCTGCTACTTCTCTCACAGGTTCTTTCACATGGGAATATGATCCTTCCTTAGAAATGATATGAATACCTTTGGCTCCATCAGTGATCACAAGCCATGTCCAGTTGTGTGTTTGAGCAAATTTTACAGCTGAATCTTTATTAAATACACCATTCCATGATTCATATTCTTTCATGTTGGGTTTAACTAAAAATGCTCCGTCATAATAATCAGCACTTTGTTTGGGATCTACCAATACCCACTTGGTTTTTTCTAAAATGTTTTTTACTGTGTGCGATTTGATAACTCCCTTGGCATAATCACTCACTAATACCATACTTTTTTCTGTAAGAGAGAATAATAGTTGAGACAAACAACTGTCTTTGGTGTATTGTTTTTCTCTATCCCAACGCAATATGTGTTGACCTCGCTGTTCAACCAATCTTATTTTTGTTGTGGTAACAGCAGCATCTTCTGCTATGGATAAAAATACATTACTATTTTTCAATAAATTTACTAAACTGTATCCATCTGTGTCTTTGCCCACTGCTCCATACAATTGTACATCATTGTAAATAGACGCCACATTCACTGCTAAATTAGCAGCACCACCAGGAGAAACTTTTTGATTTTGTTCTAATAAAATAGGAATGGGTGCTTCAGGAGACATGCGATCAGCAGTGCCCACGATCCAACGATCCAGCATTATATCACCAATTATTTTGATCATTATAGGAATTTTAACATCTTGAAAACTGTTTCCAGTTTCATTTGATTGGTTTTATTTTGAAGCGTGTTTCTTAATCCTTGATGCAAAGGCTTGGGCCATTTGCCAAACACCACCCAAGCGTAGCCATCATGTTCTTCGTTCAGTTTGGGAATGAACTCATTTTTTACCACACACAGATAGGTATGATATAGAAAGTTTTCATCATTGCTGACAAAAGTTTCTAATGGTATGGTTTTAATAATATTTACAGATCCAATTTCTTCATTGATTTCTCTTTTTAAAGATTCCCACGGTGTTTCTTCATCGGTGTTTTTGCCACCCACTAACCCCCACACGTTGGATTGTTTGCTTTGAGTTCTATGTAAAAACAAAAATCTTTGTGTGTCCAAATTATAGAACAAGGCTCCGCAGCCAATTACTTTTTTATTGGTCATACAAATAATTATGCTATAGACTTAGGTTCCAGGTTCCTTTGCGATATTCACCCTCAAAGCTCAATAACCATGCTGCACCGTCCCATTTGTATTGAACACCTGTGTTAAGATTGGTAATGTAGGTTAGTTGAACTGCAGAATCTTCAGTATTGGAATTGGCACTGGCATCAAATATTATATTCCATTGGGTGCCATTCCATTCAATAATATCATTGGCACCTGCCACAAGATCCGAATTGTTACTGTTTTTCCAAGCATCAGCGCCATCAGAATTTGTCACAGATCCAATGTCATTCAACAGTAATAATCTTACTCCTGATGCTTTTATGCTGGTAGGATTATAAGTGATTGGATCCACAATGTAATCCACAGTGCCTCTATTGGTAACACCGTTGATGATTGTGTTGGTTGGAATGGTATCTATATCCCAAATAATGATCAATTGATTTTCATTCAAACTATTCAAAGCAATAGTCCCTGATATAGTACTGTCTAAATCAGAACGTTCCAAAAGTATTCTACTAATGCCTGCTTGATAAATTCCTGGATATGCATCCAACACTTTTCTCCAATTGGTTGTTCCAATCACACCTTTGTCTACTATCTGTGCAACATTTCCTAATACAACAATGTCCCAATCACTGATTGTGGTTCCAATTACTGAATCAGCATCAGTTCTAACCACCTTGCTGGTATTTGTTTTTCCATCAGCAGTGGTATTGATATCTGCTCTAGCAGTGTCAGTGGGTTGATCTGAATATGCTTTCATTTCAGGCATGCTTAAACCTAAATCAATATTACCAGTCTGTTCGTTAAAAATACTGGTGATAATTTTTGTGATTACTCCTAATTTTTTTACTTTGGTTGGTGGACTGATGAAGATAGGAGTAGTAAATTGTAATGTGGCAATATCTATTTCACTTTCAGTACCTGTGGGAATTCCTCTCGAACTAAAAGTTATTCCATTAAGATCCAAAACTGTCAAACTGGTCCAATCTATATAATTGTCAGTGGTTTGAAGTTCAAGACTGGGATTGAATAACATTAAAATTTGTTCTAATATTTGTAATTTTTGATCTGTGTTAGTTGACCATATATCCACATTAACTCCCAATGTGTAAGGAGTAGGCATTAATCTTTCCACAGTATAATTGGCTCCTTGAACGTTCAAATATTCTTCGTTATTTTCATCAAAAGCTCTTTCTCTCACGTGTACTTTGCTTACAAATGTAGCATCAGCTGTGCGAGTACGATCCATTTCTAAAGAAGTTATGTACACAGCCATTCTAGGAGCACTAGGAATTTTGTTTTCACTGTTGTCTCTAATAATGTGTGCCACCTGTCTGGTAAGATCTCCATACATTACTGGTATAGTTTTTAATTCACCTTTGCCATCTTTGTAAGAAAAATTACTCATTAATCTCACAATCTGAGTGATATATCTACGTATCTGTCCGTCGTAAAAAAATTGCATGTTTAATTGTCCGCTTTAGGTTTTAGTGCTTGTGATAAACTTTGTCTTTGTTCTATGGTTTGTCCTGCCACAGTGGTTGTGTTTGTGTTGTTAATAAATCCTGTTTTTTGTGTGTTTCTAGTATCAGTATTGCTTAAAGTCATACGCACAGCGTCTTCCATTTTAACCCAGCGTGTGCCATCATATCTAAATAATCTGTTGGGTAAAAAATCTGTTCTTAAAAAATAATCACCTTTGGCAGAACCTATGGGAAATCCTATACCGTGACCAAACACTTCACCATTGGGTGCAAATCCATCGCCTAATAGATAACCATCATAACCATTTCTGTCTGGTGTTTGATTGATTCTATCTGCCATTTCATTGGCAGTGCTGGCATCCAATGTGTTGATATCTGTGGTAACCAATTCAGGTTTACCTTTGTCATCCACTTGCAATGTGTATAAATGTTTGGTATTGTATCCGCTTTTGTTTGAATCTGCTTCTGCTTGTGCTATCACAGCATTATTGATTTGCATTTCTTTTTCATAGGTACTCAGCACATCTCGTAAAGTATTTTCACTGCCTTCTTCTGCAGGTAAATCTAATATTTCTTTGAATTCTTGACTGTCTATTATTTGTTTAAGTTTTAATCTGTATAAATGAGGATACCAAGTGGGAGAAAATCCTTCTGCTGCTCTGTTTATATCTTGAATCACGTAAAATCTTTTCAATGCTACTTTGTAATCATTCAGTGCAAATTGATCTTTTAAATGTGGTAATTCTATCACATCTCCCGGCATCAATTTTCTACCAATAGTTTTGACTGAAGCATTGATGTGTACAGTTAAAAATATGGTGTCATTTTGTAAAAATAATCCAAATTGACTCATGTCAAAATCAATATCGTTTACATTATAAATTCCTCTGATTTGATAGATGTTGGGATCGTATTTTCTATCCCTATTTTCTAAGAATAATATGTCTTGAATGTTGGTTTCTTTCACAGCATCATATCTAGGTTGAGTGGCTGTGGCATTTTCTTCATCTGGATTCACAGGACCAAGATATTTGTGTACAAAAACATCGGTGCCTCCCACCGTGAACATTTCTGCTATATTACGGTCTAAAAATGTGTAATCATCACCTTTTTCGGGCTTATATAAACTGAGTCTGGGCATGCGTATATTTATTCATGCTGTGTACAGTGCTAAATATGTTATAGGAACCCTTTGATGAGCGAATTACAAACACAAAAACAAGAGATATTTGACTTCGTAAAAACCATGCTGGGCGGTGGTATGATAGAGGTTGAATTAGACCCCAATCACTATGAAGTGGCTTTAAGTCGTGCTTTGGGTAGATATCGTCAAAGATCAGATAATTCAGTGGAAGAAAGCTACTTGTTTTTGCCACTTGTTGTGGATCAAAACAGTTACACATTGCCCAATGAAGTGATCGAAGTGCGTCAAATTTTTAGAAGAACTATCGGATCTAGAACTGGTGGTGGAGATGGAGGCACAGTGTTTGAACCTTTCAATTTGGCCTACACCAACACTTATCTTTTATCAAGTTCTAACATGGGTGGTGTTGCCACATATGATATGTTTGCTCAATATCAAGAATTGGTAGGCAGAATGTTTGGTGCTTTTATAGAATTCAAATGGAATCCTGTGACCAAAGTTTTAACACTGTTGCAGAGACCCAGATCAGATGAAACATTGATGTTGTTTGCCTACAATTACAGACCTGACAGTCAATTGTTTGTGGATTATAAATCCAAAGAATGGATCAAAAGTTGGACACTGGCACAATGCAAATACATGCTGGGAGAAGCCAGATCTAAATTCAATACTGTGGCAGGGCCACAAGGTGGAACATCATTGAATGGTGATTCATTAAAAGCCGAAGCACAAGCAGAAATGGACAAATTGGATCAAGAATTGGCAACTCAGATTGCTGGTGGCAAAGGTTACAGTTTCACAATCGGTTAATATTTCATTGACATTGACATAAACTTAAAGTACAATAGTGCTTTAATATGATTATCGGAATTTGCGGATTAATAGGCAGTGGCAAAGACACCATTGCTGATTGTTTGGTTGAACAA